ACACGATCGCCTTGAAATGATCCAGGAATACACTGGGTATAGTCGTGCAAAATCTCTTGAGGTTCTCGATATCCTTTTTCCACATATCGATGACATTGCAAAACATCTAGAAAAAGGTGGATCAAGTGGACGAACAAGAACAACTGGAATACATGGAGGAACTGATAGAGGTTGAGGTCCTCGATCGCCAGGCATTCCTTCAGGTACGTGAAACTTTGACAAGGATTGGCATTAAGGCAAAAAGCTCTAATGACTTGTGGCAGTCGTGTCATGTTTTACAAAAGAGAGGACGCTATTTCATTGTACATTTTAAACAACTATTTGTACTTGAAGGCAAGGCAACCGTAGATGATATTAGCCAACAAGATATTGATAGACTTGAACAGACTGTTATAATGCTTGAAAAATGGGGTCTAGTGAAACCACTGGTCGAACTTAATTATGATGTGAAAGTTAAACTTGATATTATTCCTTACAAACAAAAATCACTTTTCAATTTGAAAAGTAAACATAGACTAGGAAAAGATAATGAACGAAGTGAACACAAACCAGGGAGTCGATTTTGGGATTGTTGAAATGATCCCATTTAATGGAACCCCAGATGTACAACGAAACTATGAAGGTCCGGACTCTATCATTCGGGCTGATCTGCAATACCGCCAGGTTGTTGAGACCAGATACGGTGATAAACAAGAACGAGTTTCAATTGATCCTACACAATGGAGTTTTTGTCTGTCTCCGATGTGTCGCGTCAAGGTTCCGGTACATTTCATTCCTGAGGGCGCCGTCCTTTCAAGTGATCCTTTCGCAGCCTTTGAACAAGGACTTGTTGTCCTGGGTCATGGTGTCGATGAAAATGACGGCTATTATTACCTTGTCATAATCAATCTTTCAACCATGCCAACTTTTATTTTTGATGGCATGGCTCTTTCCAACATCCAAAAAACTGAGGAAAAATAAAAATGGTTAAAATTGCATATACCGATCGCGGCGTCCTCATGGGCGACTTTGAAGAAAATATTGACGGATCCTGGAGAGTTTCCAATCCGGTCTTTGTGAACATTGGTGCCAACCAAGTTGCCCTGGTTCCTTTTCTGTCGATCGTAGAAGAGTCATCGGTGACCCTGCAGCCGAGCGACATCCATTTTGGCGGGGTCTTTACCCCAGTTATTGAGTTAAGAAACCAATACTCAACTGCCTTTGGCTCTGGTATCCAGCTGGCAACTACATCTATTAGATAAAACTGCGTCAAAATACGCAAAACCGCCCTCTAGTACATGGGGCGGTTTCTTTTTTGGTGTTGACATGTCTTCGGGGTTTGGTATTCTATTCATACCAACAACAAAACAGGAGCAACATCATGACCATCTCGACAATCCGCCCTTACACTGCAGCCGACGAAGCAGCCATCGAACACAGCGCCATTCGTTTCTGTGGACGCCACAACATCGAAATCGAAATCGATCAAGATTTCAGTGCCCAGGACACCCTGGACTACCATCTGGACATGGTTGAAGAGGACAGTCGCCTCCGCAAACTCTGGCAGCGTTGTCTGTGTCGCGCCCTGGGTGTTGATTACGACAGCAGGGTTACGATTGCTTACGGACACATCGGCTACCGCATTGATTAACTAACTACTAACAGAAGGAGAAACACATGAACGAAGTGAACAATCCAAACACCAGCGAGGAGATTGACTTTCAGTTGGTCATCCTGGAAAGCCCATACTCAGGAGACGTTGAAGCAAATGTTGCCTATGCGCGTGAATGTATGCGCGATTCCATCCTGCGAGGGGAGGCTCCATATGCGTCACACCTGTTGTATACCCAGCCTGGGATCCTGGATGATACGGTTGCCGAGGAACGCGTTCTTGGCATGAAAGCCGGGATGGCATGGGGTGCCATGGCTTCTAAAACCGTTGTTTATATTGACCGGGGTATTTCTTCCGGTATGCAATATGGAGTAGAAATGGCAAAGAAAGCGGGGCGCCTGGTTGAGTATAGAAGTCTTGACCAAACCAAAACTTTTGACCTTGTTGAAGATCATCTTTGATATTATGAAAACTCAAAATCTTGTGCAACGATATGAAGACGCCCAGCGCGGCAATATCAACATTGAAAAAATGGCGGAAGAGTTGTATGACCACCTCACCCGATCAAAAGGAAGCGTGATGGCGGTCATTAATGACAAGAAGAAATTCTGTCACACTTTTATATCCCATAACACTCTTTCTTTGGAGTGTCGGATCCTGGACCATGAAAAGGCGAAACAGGATATCGTATTTCTTGAAACGAAAGAGCAAGCACTCTCGAAAGTACAACAAGCCCTGAAACTTACAAACGGTTTCTGGTATTAATTGTCCAAACAACACCAACAAAAAGGAGCAAACCGATGAAACGACCACATTTGGAGGCTGCGCAAACAATCTTCATGTCGCTTTTGACAGAGAAGAACAGGGGCGCAATCATCACCACACCATCGTTAATAATCACCTACGCCTTCAAGACTTGGGAGACCAAAGACATCGACGAAAGCGGTGAATACCCGACTATAACCACCTACAAGAAAATCACTTGTACTGCCCTCAATAGAGATACCAATGAACTTTTATGTGATGATAATATGGAACAGACCGCCGACGCGAACGAGTTTATCATGAGCGTGGAACGCAATCTGGAAGCAAGTGGTGGAAACTACTGTCTCTTTTGATTGAATTGATCCACAAACCTAACCAACAACAAAAAGGAACTAATCACAATGAAGCTTCACACTACCCCCACCAACGAAGACCTGACCCGCCTGGCGCAGGACATCCTTGTTGAACTACGCCATGGTCTGGTGACCGGGATCAAATTTTCCACCAACACAAAGGTTGTTGTATACGTCTCAGATGAAGGCTTTGGAAAATATACGGTTGATGTCATTTCAAGAAACAATCCAGGCGATTCATCCATTCGCCAAGGCGAGTTCTCTTATAATGACTTTAATCATGCCGAAGTAAGCCATTTGGTATCATTGCTCGAAGAAACGGCTGGCAAGTTCACAAGGTTCCAATGAAAGTTGAAATATCGAAAATCTTGGAATGGCTAACATCCAAAAATAATTTTTGACAAATGAAGCTGTTTCACATAATATCCAAAAATAGCCGGTTGACCACCCTGGTCCCGAGCACCAATCAGGAGATATAATGTTTTATACGTATGTCGAGAAATTTGGCAAGCGGATTTATCATCGATACATTGACGAAAACGGTAAACGCTGCGAGCAAGTAGTAGAGGAGTTTCCAGTTGAGCTTTATGTTCCTGGCGTTCGTAAGGATGGAGTAGCATTAGATGGGCGTCCTCTCTCACGCATCGATTTTCCAACAATCCAAGAAGCAAACGAATTCATGCGCTCCAACCAGGCGGAGGCATTGGAAATTTATGGCAACACGGACCTAGCTTCACAGTTTATTGCCAAGTGCTACCCTGGCGAGATCCAATACGACGCCAGCAAGTTCGTGATCCTCAACTTTGATATTGAGGTCGAGCATGATAACGGATTTCCTCATGCCCACATCGCCGCCAATGAGGTCCAGTCCATCACCATGAAGGTGTTCGGGCGCGANAANTTTATTACGCTGGGTCTGAAAGACTACACACCCAAGCGCNCACAGGATGTCTATGTGAAGTGTAATAATGAGGCGCACCTGCTAAACGCATTTATTGGCTTTTTCAAGACCATCAAGCCGGACATCATCACCGGCTGGAATATCTGCGGCTTTGATATTCCCTATCTGGTTAACCGCATGCGGCGCATTCTAGGACCTGGTGAAGCAGACAAGCTGTCTCCGTTTGCTTCCTGGACAAAACGCACCATTACAGAGGCAAAGATCAAGAACGCCCGCGGCGATGACGCCCAGACCTACCGTATCCTGGGAGTTACAGCCTTGGATTACCTGGAAATTTACAAGAAATTCTCCCCTGACAAACTCGAGTCCTACAAGTTGGACTTCGTGGGCGAGCATGAAGAGGTCGGGCGTAAGTTTGACCTGACCAAATGGGGCGGCAACCTCATGCGCCTGTATCGTGAAGATTTTGATTCTTTCATCGAATACAACGCCCAGGACGTCTACCTGGTTGAGTTGCTGGACCGCAAGCTGCAGTTCATGAGCCTGGCGGCGTCGATTGCCTACATGACACACTCGCGCCACCGTGATATCCTGGGAACAACCAAGATCTGGGACAACCTGATCTACAACATGTTGTTGGAAGATGGTATCCAAATCCCGCCCCTGAAAGAGCGCCGTGAGCGCGGCGAGTTCGTGGGTGGTTATGTTAAAGAACCCAAGCCAGGACTGTATCGGTGGGTGGTGTCCCTGGACTTCTCGAGCCTGTACCCAACCATCATCAGAATGTTCAACATGAGCCCAGAAACCCTGGTCGATCGTTCGGTTGGCAAACAGTTTGCCGAGCGGCTGCTGGCGAAGGAAGATGTAACTGGCGACGCCCTAAAAAGGGGTTTGGCTATTGTTGGTAATGGTACGACCTACAAGCAGGACCGCCAGGGGGTCATTCCTCGGGCTATGGAGTATGTGTCTGGCGCCAGAAAGGCTATCAAGAAGGAAATGCTTTCGTTTGAAGAGAAGGCGCAACGGGAAACCGACAAAACCGAGCGGGAGCGTATTAAGACGATCGTCGCAATGCTTGACGCCAAGCAAAAGGCTGTCAAGGTTGTCGGAAATGGCGGGTACGGTTCTTGCAGTACCGAAACCTTCCGATACTACGACCTCAATATTGCCGAAGGGATCACCACCACAGGACAGATTTTCAACAAGTTCGCCCAGGAGGTTATCAATGACATCCTGAACAAGGCTTCTGGCACCGATGGGATCGACTACATTTTCCAAGCGGACACCGACAGCGCCTATTTCCATCTGGATCTATGGGTCAAGAAACAGGGGCTGGAAGGTAAGCCAGCCAATGAGATTGCGGATGCAATTGACAGGTTCGTACAAGAAGAGCTGGAAACCCGGTTGGGGCGCGCCTTCAAGGAATTTGGCTGTGACTATCTTGGCGCCAAGGAGAACCTCATGGACATGAAGCGTGAGGCAATCGCTGACGTTTGCGTGGTCCGTGGCAAGAAGAACTACATCATCAACGTCCTGGACAACGAGGGCGTGCGATACGAAAAGCCCAAGATGAAGGTCGTTGGTCTCGAATCCGTTCGCTCATCCACCCCTGGCATTGTGCGTGAAGAGCTGGTGGAATCTTACAAGCTGGTTGCCCAGGGGGGAACCGAAGCTCAGCTGCAGGAGCGTGTTCGCAACTTTGCCGCCGCCTGGAAGGATCAACCGTTGTGGAAGGTGGCATTTCCACGAGGCGTGTCCGAGATTGAGAAATGGCGCACCTATGATGGCATGGTCTACAAGAAAGGGACCCCAATTCACTGTAAGGCGTCGATCTTCTACAATGATATGGTGAATAAGGACCNGAACCTGGCACGCACCTANCCCCTGATCAAGGAGGGAGGCAAGATNCGGTTCATCTACCTGAAACAACCTAACCATGCCCGAGCCTCAGTGATTGCCTTCCCGGAAGAAACCCTGCCCCCAGAGTTTGGACTCAATGAATTCATCGACTTTGACACCCAGTACGAAAAAGCCTACCTGAACCCCCTGCGGTCCATCGTCTCACTGGTTGGCTGGAATACCGAGAAGCGATCAACTCTCTGGTAAAATGTGGGATATGACGCAGTTTTCAATACAGGATCTTTACATTATAAGCCATGGCGCCTATGATGTATTCATTCCAAACACCACCAAAAGAGGAACGAAGCAAATGAACACCCGCACCAGTTTCACAAACCCAAGGACCGCCCCCTACATTGTTCTCTGTGGCACAACGGTGGGTCTCAAGCCTGGCACCTGGATTGTCCGGGAATCTTCTTACATGTCCAGCCACTGGACGATGTATGGCTCAAAGGAAGCCGCCCAGGCACATGCTGACCAGGAAAATATGGACTGGGAGTGGAGTGAAAAAGCTCATTCCTGGGTTCGTAAGCCCTGGGAAGCGACGATTTCCGCCCAGATTGCCTTGGGTCCCGTTTCTCGTCGTATGAAGGTTTAATATGAGCACCTACAAGATCCATGATCTCATCGGTCGCCGCGCCTGGGAATATAGAGACGAAGAAACCGGCGATGACCTGTTTGTTCTGCGACTGACAGACGGGAACATTTTCAGGTTTTATCATATACAGGATTGTTGTGAATCTGTTTATCTGGCAGACATTGTCGGAGATCTGGATGATCTTCTGGGAGCCGAGATTCTGGACGCGGAAGAAACTATTGATAGCGGAAGCAACGGGAATTACGGAAGCTACACCTGGACCTTCTACCGTATCCAAACAACCAAGGGACACCTCACGATCCGTTTCAATGGCGAGAGTAATGGCTACTATTCAGAGAGTGTCAATTATTCGTTGGAAGAAGATCCTGATCGGGCTGGCTATTCCCTGTACAAGAAAGAATTGTTGGACAAAATGACCGCTGGTCGACGGGAAGTTGACACACCCAATGCACGGAGGATGTAAGATGTTGTTAATGCATGGCGATTGTTTGGAGGAAATGAAGAAGATCCCAAGCGGAAGCGTTGACTTGATCCTGACGGATCCGCCGTATGGAACGATCGCCAACATACCCATTGAGGGGTATGTTGAATCCCAAAGAAACACCCAGTGGGACACCATCATTCCGCTCGAGGACATGTTCGCCGCGGCAAACCGCCTTCTCAGAGGAGGCGGGCGCCTGGTGTTATTTGGACAGGAGCCCTTTACCTCTCAACTCATCAGGTTCATGGGAACACCAGAGGCTAATAATGTCGTATTCAACTATCGTATGGTGTGGTTAAAAGATGAATTTGGAAATCATTTATTGGCTAAAAAAGCACCAGTGTCCCATTTTGAAGATATCCTGGTATTCACAAAGAAATATGACTGGAACAACGAAAACCCATTAAGGCAATACTCGATAAAGGTCCAGAAGTTCATAGATCAGTCTCTGAAAGAGGTCAACACAAAACTTGGACATAGGAGAGCTGAGCATTTCTTTTATACTGATAGCACGCAGTTTGGGATATGTACCGCAAAAACATATGAGGATCTCATTCAAACCTTTGGTATTGACAAGATGGATGGGTTTATAGAATACACAACCCTTCGCCGCCTTTACCAGGATACAATGGTTCCGGTCTTCAATCTCCCGGAGGGATGTAAGGTCAAATCAAACATCCTTCAATACAAAAAAGACCGTGGTGGCTTCCACCCAACCCAGAAGCCGGTTGCTTTGATGGAGGACCTTGTTCAGACTTTCTGTAATCCTGGAAATACCGTCCTCGATTTTACGATGGTATCAGGATCAACTGGGGTTGCCTGTATCAACCAGGGCAGAGACTTCATCGGCATTGAGAAGGATCCGGTTTATTTTGAGAAGACGTCAAATCGCCTTGACAAAGCTCTGCAAGCATATAAACTGCAAATCTCGACTCCCGAGTCCGGGAAATTATTTTAACAAAAAAGGAAAAAATACTAT